AATCCGCTTCTACGTGTGTTCCACAACAGTGTTCCTTGTGGATATAGTGTGGGATCCGGAGCATCCAAGTCCAAGTAGTCACTGGTCAATAGACTGGTAATTGATGGCAATGTGCCAGTCACTGGGTTGGCCAAACCATTAGGTGACCAACGAGCGTCAGCAAACAAAATACCATTTTGTGTTGTTTGATCTGTGTTGTTGATTGTTACCCATTGATCAACACCTTCGACATTGCTCCAACGGTTGATAACTGGATAATTTTCCAAGTCACTGGTATCAATCCACAAGTCACCATAGGCCAGCGGACTAGCCGACGAATTGGTTTGTGTTGTAGGAGCTGTGGTGCTGTATATAGGGCCTGCAGCATTGGTCAATGACAGATCGTAGCCGCGAACATCATTGTCAACGTTTTGATAACCCATCCAGGCACCGTTGTCTTGAATCATGATGTCGGCCTGGGTAGTGGCCGAGTAATACCAATAAGTTCCATTGTCTGGGTCTTGATCTGGACCAGTGCTGCTGGCAGTATAGGTAAATGTCGGTGCAGTTACCCAATAACTCAACACCAACTGGGCGTTGCCGCCCAGGCGACAGAATTCTGTGCTGGTGGTAAATCCTGCAGTGGTGACCGGAGTTCCTGTCAGGTTCTTTAACAAAATACTGCCGCCGGCACTGTGAGTAAACACAATGGCTCCGGCACTGTTTACTGAAGCACTCACGTAGGGTGCAAATGTAGATGTACCAACTGCAGCACTGACTGCTGTTAAAAAGTCAGCCACAGTTGTTCCGGCTAATGTTGCTGTCACTGTGGCACTGACTGACTCTTGTCCTGGAACAGTTGCAGCAATGGTAAATGTATTTCCACTGACAAACGGACCAGGTGTTGTGTCAGATCCGGTTACCACAGTTGCACCTGCTGCATATTTTTCAAATAGTTGAAGTCCCAATGTGGCCGGACTGTTGAATTCTGGATTGGTAACAGCCACAGTTGTGCCGGCTACAATATTTTTACCGCCGCCCGATGGATCCAATTGATAGGTAGCAGAAGCAACACCTGAATATATATTGCATGCCTGTTGCACATAGGTGCCCAGCAATGTGCTGTATTTTTTAACTGACAAATTGGCACCAAGATTCACACTGTTGGTACGTTGCCACACAGACCCAGTCGGTGCTGGTTGAGTATCGGTGCTTCTCCAACGTGGCGCTGAATAGTTAGGAGCTGCCAGGAATGTAGGCACATAATAAGTGTCAGCTGTGATTCCTAAATTTGTCAGCACTGTTCCAGTACCAGCAGCAATAACAACTTCACCATCGCCGCCGTGGGCCGCACTGGTAGCATAGATTTGCAGTTTACCGTCAACATAGGCAGAGTATACGCCTGTAATTGCAGCCGAGTTGATGGCATTGCTGACTCCTGTCACTGTGTTGTTGGGCGAGCCAGGAACTGTAATTGTGGTACCATTGACAGTGAATGTGTTGGCAGCTGTCAGCGATGTTGGTGCAAGAGTACCTTGCACAGTGGTCCAGGCAGTTTGCCAATCCCCACCGCCAACCTCAACCCAGGTGTTGTAGTAGTCAGACAGTTCGGTAGCAGATGTTTGATTTGCAGTAGGGCCGCCGCGCTTGTAGTAACCCGGGTTGTTGATGTTGGTTGCTGTGATAGCATAATCACCAATTGATCCAATGCTCTGCAATGGCACAGTTGAACTGGGCTCAAGTTGAGTAGCATCAGTGATCACTGTGGGGATCTGATTGGTAAAGGCCGCTGTGGTTTGATTCCACTGGAACAGACCCCATATAGTATTGGCAGTGTCTAACCAATAAGTGCCGTTGGGAGGAGTACCAACCGGGCGAATCAAGCTGGCTGTTAGTGCAGCCAAGTCAACGTCAACACGTTGTATGTAAGCACGGTTTGTAATGCCCAGTGCACTGTAAGCAGCCAACAAGCCGTATTCGTTGAGCTCGTAACCATTGATTGGTGTACCAGCAGTGGTTTTATAAAAGAACGGAACACCGTAGGTTGCGGATAGATCGCGTTGACTGGTGATTAAATACACTCTATTGGCATTGGCTTTTAGTGTGCCTGCAGCAACACCTGCGCCTGTGCCAGAAACTTTGTTCTGTGCAGTGGCAAGCAAAATGTAAGGAACTGAATTGACAGCGGCTGGTATGTATTGACTTTGGTCAACAACTGTAACTTCAACGCCGGGTGATAATAGTGCCATGGTGAAAATCCTTTTTTCTAGTTGCTAATATTTATATTAAATGACAAAAAGAAGATGAGATTGGGGCCTTTGGCAAAGGTTTTACACGATAAATATGTGATGACGAGACCCATTTGTCCTGCATGTCGACAAAGACCCTGTGCTATTAACTACTATCGCGGGGAAGTTACACACTACCGAAATCGCTGCGGGCAATGTATTGCCAAAGGTCGCGGTATTAAACCACCGGAGCCCAAGTGGAAGACTGCAGGATACAAGAAAAAACCTGCTTGTGACCGCTGCGGTTTTAGATCACGTTACGCTAGTCAACTGCTGGTGTACCATGTGGATGGTAACCAACACAACACTGGTCTACGCAATTTACAAACGGTGTGTTTGAATTGCGTAGAAGAAATCAAAAGGATGGACCGGCCGTGGGTACCTGGAGATTTAGAACCAGATCTTTAACTGGGTCTCTCCCAAACAATTCCGTAGGACTTGTTTAGCGCATCAATGTTAAATAATGTTCCTGTTGGCTTTATATTTTTGCCCATAACTATATAAGTTTCGCTGTATTCTCCATTGAGCACTTGCCAACCTTTAGACAAAAGATGATAAATGGCCGCATTACCTTTTCCACAAAACACATCATTTTTATGATCAAACCAAGTGTCATCCATAATCACTACTGCACGGTCAGCCCAGGCATTATCTAAAGACGTAATTTGATTAAGATGAGATACGGAACTGTTGATATTGTTCATTTCAACACCAAGAGATCGATAATCTTTAATTTGATTGGCGAACTGATGATTAATAGCATCATCTCTATATTGTTGTGGGTGCCATAGCCAGTCAAAATTATCTAAATAAACCAATCCTAATCGATTTTGAAAATCATAAGAATTACAAAATTCTACTGCATCTGCTCGTATTACCTCTAGATTGTCAAAGGTACCAATATCCACTGAAATAAAAGAGGCATTGTGTTTGCTTGCTAAGTTTTGGAAAAACACCGTGCTATATCCAGCACCTGGTTCGAGCCAAATAGAATCAGCGACCTGAACAGCATATAAGTTTGCTAGTTCATGAGATGCCACAATAGTTATCCGCTAGTTTATTTATTACTGTTTCAAAACCAAATCTTCAATTTGACGATAAAGATTATCTAGTCCGTCGGCATTGTTGTCAATAACAGCGTCAAATTCAGTACCAATCCAAGCAGTTTCGCTGGCATGAACATGGTATTTTTCTAAAATATGCTTGCTGGTTGCCCAAGTTATATTGCCGTCGGAACCACGATTTACACTCAAAGCTGCATCATACCACTCGGGTTCAGGGCCACGAACAACACGTATCACCATGCCGCCGGCACGTCGGATGCTCGAAATTTCGTTAGGAAATCTACAGTCTGAGATTACCACATCGTCCGTGGTTTTTCTAAGTTTGTTTTCTAGAGATGCAATCCAAATGTCATCGTGAAAGCTCTTACGGGCAACTTCGGTGCCCCATACTTGTAGCACATGTCTAGGGGTCAAGTTGGGCATAGCAAGGCGTTTGGCCCACCATGGGTCCACTTGTTCACGCCAGTGCCTGGACTCTTTGGTTCGTCCTTCCAGCAATTCACGATCCCATCCAAATATCTGTGCCACAGCATCTTTGAGCGCATGGGCAAAACTTTCTCGTCTGAATTGATGTATGTTTTGCAAGTAGTCAGCAATGGTGTCTTTGCCACTGCCAATTAGACCGCATATACCAATGATCATCGCAATTCCTTTACATTTAAGTGCTTCAGAGTTTGTTGCAACAGTTCAATCTGACGTCGGCAGTCTTCTAATGCATGATGACTGGTGGCGGGTTTGGGCAGGTTAGGCCACAATGAAAATACAGTCCGGCTATCTCGGACTTTGTAGTATTGCCACGGTATTGGCTTATTATAGCTTTTATAAGCATGCTCTAAAATTGTACAATCAAACGTCGGTCCTTGACACCATAACAAACTACTGCGCCAAATTAGTTTGCCCAAACTATCTAGAGCTTGATCCAGATCTACTCGACCTTCTTCCATAAATGCTTCATCTCGAGCTGCAGAAGGTTGAGTGGCCCACCATGCCACTGTACTTTCATCAATACTGCGATTAGATTGACTTTCTAAAGTAATTCGGGCATAGTACTGTTGATCGTAATACCCTGTTCCGAACGGGTCAAACGCCTGGGCTGCAATAGTCAAAATAGTAGCCGTTGGTGCAACTCCGATAGTTTCGATGTCGATCATAAGATTCATGTTATGATTATAACATGATCTTAGATAAAAGTCTACAGACTATTAACCGATTACCCATGTGAGCGGAGCACTGCCATCTACATATCTGCGCAGATCTTCCAGCAATGCGTCCATTTGAGTCTGTGCTTCACTTTTCATTGCAGTACCATTAAGTGTGCCGCCACCCTGTGGTCCGGCGATTGTTGAGAATTTCTCACGTGCTTCGCCTATGATCATTTTGCAATTGGCCACCATGTAATCGCGTATCCACTGAACTATTTGAAAATCACTCAGCAGGTTGAATTCCGGTTTCAAATTGTAAGTCCACATCAACACTGCTTCGCCTGTGCCTTTGGGATCACGTATTAGCTGTAGTTTTTTGGTCACCGGATTGTAAGTATAGTTCATGTAGGCGCCAAACATGCGGCCGGCCAACTCCACATACTGACTGTAGAAATCGTAAGTGGCCAATCCTCCGGCCACGTTGAAGTTCATTAGATACACGTTCATACTTGCTTGACTGAACGGATCAAAGTTGCTGGCAAACGGGCCTGTTGAGTCGCCAAATGTTCTACGGAAAATCTGTCTGACACTGACCACTTCCTGTGGCATGTCGTAGATGTTGACATTGGTCACCAGCTCTAAAAAGCTATAGCTTTCTTCGTAGGCGTTTTGTGCTCGCTGACGATATACTCCAATGGTACGCTGGTATGCAGCTTCATAGTGTTCAGCATCCAGTTCAATGTCAACGATCTGACTACCTAGTTGTAGGCTCACATAATCAAAAAGATTCTGTTTTAGTGTATCTAAACTGGATTGATTTTCTAATGCCATATAGGGAAGCTCCGTTCCCTGTATTTAGCAGTTTTACCAAGCCCTGAGTATGATCAGGTTATCGTTGCCTCGGCCGTTCCATTTGGTTTCGGTGGCGTTGATTGCGGCAAATGCTTTACGAGCAGCCGGTTTCCCAGCGCCTGCCACTGATTTGAGTTGCTCTGCTGGTTTGCGCAGAGTTTTTTGCACAGTGGTCAGTGCATCGAACCCCACAATGGCCGATCCCTTGACCGTGATTGTACCTGCATGACTGTCAGCTACCACATGGATTAGTTTGCGTTTGGCTGTGTCATACAACCAAGCTTCGGCGGCACCCACCAGTTTGATAACCGGCTCTGACTTGAGTTTGAGGTCCGCAAACTCTCGTAGGAACTTGAAATTACGAGTTAATTTTTCAGGACTTACAGCTTTTTTGGCACGTGGTTTACGTTCTACTTTTTTCAGTTGAACATAACTGTTGCCGTCATTGATCACAGTTTCACAAAATTTCACACAATTACGAAGTTGTATTCGTGTAAGGTGACTGTATCCTTCGACCAACTGAGGATCATTGCCTGTTAATATCTCGTTGAATTCAGCTAGTCGCAATTCCCAAACTTTTAAAACTGTGCCAATCATGTTGGGGCTGATATTCATGCTGCGCATCAATGACATGGGTTTGAAGTCTGCTGTCATTTTTGCGCCGGCTGTGACAAAATCATCAAACATGCCCTCGAGCTCGCCACAGCACTCACTTACTTTTTCACGCAGATGATCTTGTATTGTGGGTTTTACCACTGCTGTGTCAGCATCAACTTCGGGCTGTTCATAGCCAGCGTCATGTTTTGACTGTAGCATTTCAAGCAGTTGCTCGTTGATGTTGGCCTGCTCGTGTTCCTTTAACACCAGTCCCAGCAAGGTCATGCGGCATACCCACGCAGGTGTAAGACGAATACGGCTGTCCGGAAGGCTTCGCATTGTGCGGGCATCCCGAGGGCGTTGATTGTGTTCCAGATAATGACACAACATGTCTTTGGCATCTCGTTTGCCATAGTGGTAGTTGTACCAATGAAATGCCCTGGCCAGTGTTCCCGCTCGATTTTCATCGGCAGGCTGGGTTCGCCATTCGGGTTCCGAGCCGATATAGACAGCATCGGCGCTTTTGGGATTCAGTCGTTTGATTTCGTTTGTTTTGGCCATAAATTGTATTATACAAGAAAATTATCCGTTTGTCAACCAAGCAAATTAGCAAAGGTTATGTGCTGTTCTAAGTTTGTAAGTAAATCATCAACTTTTTGAACCAATTCTTGGTACCGTGATGTTTCTTTGCGCAGCCTGCGGCACTCTACACTTTCCTGATCTGCGGCCACAATAGCACGATCTACTACTTGAACCATTTTTAACAAATCTCGACGCACTGCTTTCTTTTTGACATTGGCAATGGCTCGTTCTGCTCGATCTAAGCGTTGAAATAGTTCGTCCATGCGTGTAATTATACAGGCTTTTGAATTACAGGTCAATCAAACCCATAAATACAAGCCTATGCCACGCCTTTCGCTCTACAGACCTAACCGAACCAACGATTACCAATTCTTTGACCGCACTATCAAGGAAATGTTCACCGTGGGTGGTCTTGACATCTTCATCCACAAATACCTCGGGCCCATAGTAGATCCGGAGCAGACCAATAACCCAGGCGATGCTACTTTGCCAACTTACGACACCACCAATCCCCTGTTTATCGAAGATTTGTTATTGTTGGAAAATCGTGATCGAGCCTACGATCCGGATGTGTACGTCATGCGTGGTGTTTATCGAACACAGGACATTGATTTTGATCTAACACAATTTGGCTTGTTTTTGAACAATGATACCTTGTTTATCACGTTCCACTACAACAACATGATTGACACGTTTGGTCGCAAGTTGATGAGCGGTGATGTCATTGAAGTGCCCAACCTAAAAGACTACCACCCGTTGGATCGGTCAATTCCTAATGCCTTGCCCAGATACTATGTAATACAAGATGGCAACTATGCCAGTGAAGGATTCAGTCAGACTTGGTTACCACACCTGTGGCGAGTCAAAGCCACACCCTTGGTCAATGCTCAAGAGTT